TCAGCTTATATAGGCGGCATATTTGTTCAGAACCGCCCAAACTACTTTCCGGTCATCGAAAGAAGCAATCTGATAGCAAGCGAGCAATCGCTCCAGCTCCTTCACGAAGTCCTCTTTTCCATTGCTGTTTTCACAGCGGATGTTTTCAGTTCCCATAAAACGTTACCTCCTGTTCTTGCGGACGTACTCGAAGTAAGCAGTAGAGATTATGCTTGCCTCTTATCTGCATATTTCTCAGGTATAACCATGTGAGTCCGCAGGAAGTCCTTGCACATAGACTGTCTGTCTTCCGGGATTCGATGAATGATGTTGAGCCATTCTTCATCTTCAAGACTGAGAGTCTTTGATTCCGCTTCTTCCCCGGTAAGAAGAAAGTCAGTAGATACATGGAAGAATTTCGCTATAGGCGAGATCAGATCTGCTGAAGGACTGCCCTTGCGGATTTTCCAGCCGTTCACGGTTGCCTTGGAAACATTGATGGCGTCTGCCAATTCCTTCTGTTGAAGCCCGTATTTGTCGAGCAAAAAGAATACACGTTCTCCGATAGTCATAAAAAATACCTCCAAAAGTATGCAAATGATTACTATTTTGCTTGACAAGTAAGCTTTTGTTGATTATGATTGGTTTGTACAACACAAAACAACATACAAATCATTGCAATTTACATCACGCTTTGTAATCAAAGCGGTAAAAAATCAAGGAGATATGCCAGTATCTCCAGTCAGTGTTTGTCAGTACACTTTTGTTTATTTTACAGCAGATTATCAGTGATGTAAAGCAAATTTCTGAGGAAGGAGGAAGACATGAGCCGTAAGTTATCGCCTTGGTGCAAAAAAGTTAAAAAGAAGCTCATCGACCTCGACATGACAACCACGGAACTTGCAGAAGTCATCGGTTTATCCAGAGGACATGTTTCCGCAGTCGTTAATGGACGGTCGTATTCAGCAAATACTGTAAAACTTATCAGCGATTACTTGAATGTTCCGTATGATTGTGGCTGTACCTTATAGGTTATGAGCTTATTTTAAGCCATAAGGAGGAAAGAAACAATGGATAGCAATTGTAGGAAACTGGGTGAAACCCCATATCGTGAATGTAGAAAGCAGGCTGCAATCTACAATGATGCTCTAGGCAGCATGGAAAGAGCTGCTGAGATGCTCGGTGTTTCAGTTAATACGCTGAGCAATTATGAGCTGGGAGTCACGGTACCTCCGGTAGACATTATCATCGTGATGGCTGACCTGTATCGTGCTCCACAACTGAAGACAATGTATTGCAAGAATGAGTGCTTGATCGGAAGGTGTATGCCAGTAGCTGTTGAAGCCGGAAGCATTGATAATATAGTGATCCGGATTATTAAGCAGTTCAAGGAAAGCCGGATCGAAGGCTTGAAAGATAAGCTCATCGGAATTGCAGAAGACGGGAAAGTCAGTGAAGAGGAAGAAAAAGAACTCAACGAGATATGCCAGGAATTGGATGAAATGGTAAAGACAGTATGGGAATTGAAGTTAGTCCAGGAGAGGGAGTGTAGCTGTGGAATTACCAGAAAGAATTGAAAAGCGAATGAAGCAGTATGGACTCAATACACTGGAAGAAATGATCCAGGCTATTGACCAGCAAGAACCGATAGACATCGGAATCTTTGTATCACCGGTAAAAGGAAGTGGGATATATGAAAAACAAAGTGCTAAGTTGGCTTAGTTATGTATCAATCGGAATAATCATACAGTGCTTCGTGATTGTGCAGATGTGCAATGCCAGAGAAGCGGTAGAGATTGGAGGAGAGTATCTGATTCTGCCAGCAATGATTATGGTCAGAGTTGCGCTTGCAGATGCTTTCGGAGAAGAAAAATGATGGAAATATGCAAAGAAGTAGTAGATCAGACAGTGAAAGAACTCAGAGCCGGAGGTTTTGATATCAGCGATGAAGAAGTAAGACAGACAGAGTAACACTGTTTGAGAAAGATTAAGGTCGCAGGAAAGGACGAAGGATATTTCGAGATGCTATTCCCGGATGTTCTGAGAGAGTATCTATTCCGGAAGACATTGAATGCGATCAGTTTACTAAGCATGATGGAGGTAGAAGATGTGCAGTGTATGTTTACAGAATCCATGTGATAGCAGATGCCCAAATGCTCCAGAACCAAAGCCGGTATGTTTATGTTCTGAATGTAACGAAGGGATCTATAAAGGAGATAAGTATTTGGAAGGTGTGAACGGACCTGTTTGCACAACATGCTTATCAGATATGACAACAACAGAAATTATAGAGCTGTGTGGAGAAGAATTATCCACAGCAGAAAGGAGTGATTGGTAATATGGCAGGAACAGAAGTATCAGTGATGAAAGAGTTGAAGGGGATTCTTGCAACCGATAACGTAAAGAACCGGTTCAATGAAGTACTGGGAAAGAAAGCACCGCAGTTCATGACATCTATTATCAATGTGGTAAGTCAGAATAACCAGCTGAAACAGTGCAGTGCGAATTCTATTATGAGTTCAGCATTGGTAGCGGCGAGCTATGATTTGCCGATCGACAGTAACCTGGGATTCAGTGCGTTGGTTCCATACAAACTGAAAGACGTAGGATACCAGGCACAGTTCCAGATCATGTACAAAGGATTTATTCAGCTTGCGATCAGAAGCGGATATTACAGAAGAATGAATTATGCAGTAGTGTATGCGGACGAGCTGGTTTCTTACAATCCCGTGTATGGAGATATTGAGTTTGCCAAAGATTTCAGCAATCTGAAAGATAGAAAGAGCGGGGACAGAGAAAAGATTGTAGGATATTTTGCATGGTTTGAATTAAATACCGGATATCGGCAGGAGTTGTACATGACGGTGGAGGACGTAGAGAATCATGCTGCGAAATATTCACAGGCATACAGATATGACAAGAACTACCATAAGAAGAACAGTAAGTGGACAACAGACTTTGATGCAATGGCACTGAAGACGGTGATTAAATTACTGCTCAGCAAGTGGGGAATCTTATCTGTTGAGATGCAGAGAGCCCTGGAAGACGATCAGAAGATTTTTGATGAAAATGGTAATGCAGAGTATACGGACAATCCTTCGGGACCGGTACAGGACATTGACGAACCGATAGATGTCTTCTCAGAAGATGTTCAGGGAACTGCGGAAGAGCAGGAAACCACGGAAGAAACAAGCGAGGAAGGAAAGTAAGAAAAGATGAATGAAATGAGTACAAAGTTCCAGCTGACAGCGGATAACTACTATTCCGATGAAGCTAACAGAGAATATCTTTCCGTATCTCAGTTCAAAGATTTCGTAGGGACGTATGGAAGAATGGGCTGTGAGGAAATGGCACTTGCTAAGATCAGAGGTGAGTATAAGACGGAACCGTCAAATGCAATGATGATCGGCAGCTATGTGGATTCCTATTATGAGGGCACATTGGATGAATTTAGAACCAAGAATCCTCAGATATTCCGGAAAGATGGAAAGCTGTTATCTGGATTCCAGAAAGCAGAAGATATCATTGCCAGGACAGAGCGTGATGAACTTTTCCAGAAGTACATGTCCGGGCAGAAACAGGTAATTATGACAGCGGAGCTGTTTGGAGTTCCTTGGAAGATTAAGATGGACTCTTATCTGGAGGACAAAGCGATCGTAGATCTGAAAGTGATGGCAACGCTCACAAAATTGAATTGGGTTCCAGATATCGGGTATTTGGATTTTGTCAGATACTGGGGTTACGATATACAGGGAGCTGTTTACCAGGAAGTTGTGTATCAGAATACGGGCAAGAGACTCCCGTTTTTCATTGCCGGAGCTTCCAAGGAAGAAGATATCGACATTGAAGTGATCCATGTGAATGACCATTACCTCAAAGAAGCACTTTCAATCGTTGAGCATAACATCGAACGCATAAAGCAGTTAAAAGAAGGAACAGCGAAGCCGGACAGATGCAATACATGCGGATGGTGCAGACAGACAAAAGTTCTGAAGAGACCGATAAGCATCATGGACCTTACTGCTTCGATTTAGGAGGTGTATGGTTTGGCGTGGATTAGTGTAGAGCAGACATTGATAGGAAAAAAGTTAAGAGTCTTAGCGAAAGATGTAGGGTGTTCCCAGAATGAAGCAATAGGGATTCTGATAAACCTGTGGCTCTGGGGAATGGACAATGCAAGCATGGACGGACTTATGGACGGAGCTGAGATTGCTGATATTGCATTAGCAATCAAGCCGTGCCTGTCAGAGAGCCTGGATCCGGAAGAGGTTGTGGGTAAGCTCTTGGATAATGGTTGGATAGATTGCAACGAAGAAGAGCTGTTCATCCATGACTGGGAAGAGTACAGATATTATTACAACAAATACGTCAGTGAGAAAAAACAGCACTCGAAGAGGCAGAGAGAGTATGTGGCAAGAAAGAGAGCTGCCGAGAAAGCTGCAACCAAGCCGAAGGAACAGAAAGAGCAAAAGTCGGAGAAGACAATTCCGGAAGAAAAGCCAGTTAAGAAATCTCCGTATACTACAGCGTTTGAAACACTGTGGAGCACATACCCAAGGAAGAAAGATAAAGGAAATGCCTACAAGAAGTATAAAGCTAGACTCAATGACGGCTGGTCTGAGGAAGAACTGCTTGCAGCTGTTACCGCATATGCAACGGAATGCAAGAGGAATCGGACAGATGAAAAATACATCAAGCATGCAAGTACATTTTTTAGTGAAACCACGCCGTTTGTTGATTATCTGAAAAAGAAAGAAGAGACAGTGAAACCGGAAAGAACAGACGAAAGTAATCCGTTCCGATAATGAGGAGGTGGCTATAGATGGATTTGACAGGAGTATTGCCAATATCTGAATCTGGAGCAGAGCGTTTGGCTGAAGGAGATCACATTGGGGAAGACGGACTTGTGTACTGTGGAAAGTGCGGAAGCAGAAAGCAGTTACGGGTTAAGTTCGGGGATAAAACTCATGTGGTCAGATGCGTGTGCAAGTGCGAATCGAAAGAGCTGGAAGAGAAGAAAAGGCAAGAAGAATATGAGGAGCAGATGCGCAGGATCAACCGGCTGAAAGAAGCGTCCATGATGGATAAAAAGTACCGTGAGGTCACGTTTGATAAGTACGAAGTCAGAGAAGAAAACAAGAAAGTGTTTGAGATGGCGAAGAAATATGCCGACAAATTCCAGGACATGTACAAGAAGAACCAGGGACTGTTGCTGTACGGACCAGTAGGGACAGGGAAGAGTTTCACGGCAGCTTGCATAGGAAATTACCTTCTCAACAATGCGAAGCCCGTAATCATGACATCGTTCGTGAAGATTCTCCAGGATATCTGGGAGAATGACAGAGAGGCTGAGTACATAACAATCCTCAACAGTGCATCATTGCTTATCATTGATGATCTGGGAACGGAGAGAGAAACGGATTATGCCCTGGAGAAAGTTTATAACATCATTGACAGCAGAGTAAGAGCCAATAAACCGATGATTATCACTTCCAACCTGGAATTAAATGACATGATGGAATGCGAGGACATCCGGAAGAAGAGGATATATGATCGGATCCTGGAGTGCTGCTATCCAATGTATGTAGGTGGTAAGTCTTTCCGGATGATGAAAGCTGCTCAGAGATTTGATGAAATGAAAGATTTTTTGGAGGAGTAGTGCATGGATAAGATGAAAGTGTCACAGAAGATTGCAGAACTGAGAGCTAGAAATGGTCTTACTGCAAAAGAGCTTGGTGACAAGATAGAAAAGAGTGAGACAACGATTCTGAACTATGAAGCTGGCAAGATTGATATTCCGTTATCTTCATTACTCGGTATTGCGGAAGCCCTTGAAGTAGAACCATCTGTCCTAGTCGGAGGCGAAGAAGACGAATTTGGAGCCGAGATCACGATCCGGGCATACAGAGAAGAAGACAGAAGGACACTTATTTCAATCCTGGGAATGAACGGTTACACAACCCGTCAGATCAAAGTTGCCAGGGAAGGAAAGAAGAGTAGCTGGTATTGTATCCAGGCGAAGATTGAAGATGGAAACTTAATGAGTCAGTAGGAGGCAGATATGCAGGTAAAGTTTACGATACTGGGAGAACCGAAAGGAAAAGGCAGACCGAGATTCAGCAGAAATACCGGTACTGCAATTACTCCGAAGGACACAGTGAATTATGAAACGCTGGTGCATATGGAATATCTGGAGCAATGCAATGGATTCCGATTCGAGGATGATGCAATGCTGGATTTGAGAATAAAAGCATATTATTCCATTCCAAAGTCCGCAAGTAAGAAGAAAAAGGCTGCTATGCTGGCTGGAGAGATCAGACCGACCAAGAAGCCGGATATGGACAATGTTGTTAAAATTATAGCCGATTCATTGAACCAGGTAGCATACCGGGATGATACACAGATTGTAGATCAGCAGTGCCGGAAGTTTTATTCCGAGAACCCAAGAGTGGAAGTGAGCATTAAGAATGTTTAAACGAATAGGCAGGAAGGAGAAGAGAAATGAACAATTACGAAGAAATGAAGATTGAAAGTGATGTATTTACCACGGCCAGAGAGAATTTTGATTTGCTGATGCAGAGATTGTTCGCGAGCATGGAGAAGAACAACTCGGATGAAGGCAGCATCACTTTGAAAGTAGATTTGCAGATGAAGCAGGACTGGGTGCCAAATGGAGAGGGAGGTTCCGTAGAAGCTAATAAGCCAGTGATTAAGCACAAAGTAACGATTGCTGTTCCAGTTAAAGACTCTATGGACGGTAAGAAGGATACGGGTATGAATCTGGTATGGGATGAAGAACTGAACCGGTACGTGCTCAGATATATCAACGAAGGTGGTCAGCGAAGCGTGTTTGATCCGGACTACAAACAGAATCTGAAAGGCGAAGAGACGGAGCAGGATGAAAGCACAATGCTTCCTGGACCATCTAATGAGCTTCCAGATAATGGTGGAGTGATTGATGCTGACTACAAGGAAGTAGAAGAAGCCGAAGAGGACGAAAATCAACCAGATACAGCTACAGACGAAGAAATTACCACTGAAGAGGATGGAGAAGCTCCTGGAGGCAATCCGGAGTTCGCAGATAGCGTAGAAGATGATGATTATGAGTACGATGATCCAGAGGAGGAATAGCAATGGCTAAGTTTAATATCGAGGTGGAGTTGGACTGGATAGACGAGGAAACCGGATGCACCATTGATGAAGAAATTAAAGAGCAAGTTGTTAGCGGCGTTAAGGATGCACTTCTTAGAAAAGCAACAGATGAAGCAGTACAGAGAGTGGATAAGGCTATTGCAGATAAGATTCTCGAAGCAGAAGGAACGATTCAAGATACTGTAGACAAATTTGTCGAGACTGTATCGCAAGAAAAGATTGCGAATATCATGATGCCGACAAGAACAGGTTCATGGAGTAGTGATGTAAAATACATTCCATTGTCTGAATATGTTGGAAAGAGATTTGAAGCATTTTCTAAGGAAAAGAGGTATGACAAGCACGGGAACACTTCCACTTATTCAAGCGACCGAGTGTTGTCTATGGCTGAGTTACTCACATGGCAATATCTTGAAAAAGAACTTGGCACAAAAGTGGAAAAAATGATTGCCAATGCAAAGAAAGATGTAGAGGAAACGCTTGTGAAATCTCTTGAGCAAAAGCTGAAGGAGAATCTTGCAAAGGATACGATTGAAAGAATGAATATTCCAGAGGTTTTGAAAAGATTCAATGAAATGTGCCTGGAACAGAAGACTGATAATTAAAAAGGAGAGTTAAATGAAACAGAAGACACAGAATAATTTCTCGCAGTGCTCAAAGTGTGGCGCAAGAATCCTGTGGGTACAGATGAAATCCGGAAAGAAAATGCCTGTGAATCCTCAGTTTGTGAATTTTGTAGCTGATGGTGGTAAGGACAGAATTGTCCTTGCCAACGGAGAAGTAACATCCGGTACGATTACAACGGATCCTGGGAAAGCCAGCGGATTCGGTTATATGTCGCATTTTGCTACCTGTGAATACGCTCAGAGATTTAGGAGGAAAAAGAAGTGATTTGGAAGATAACAATCCTGTTATGGATAGCGTTTTTGATTGCAGTACGCATTGTCAGAGGTACAATGTCACGAGAAGAAAAGATTAGAGCTATGATGCTTGGAAAAGTGAGGATTACCCCGTTTAGAGTTTTGACATGTTTGCTGTTTTTTGCATCTTTGATTATGACGTTAGCAACAGCAATCTGGTTCCTGTTCTTTTATTTGAAATAAGCATAAAAATAGCCTCCCGATAACAATGAAGTCCGAGAAGCCAAAAACCTATAAAGATTGTACGAAAGGATTTTGAATTTGTCAATATCGGGAGGAGGAAATACATATGCAGGAAGAATCCGGGAAAATAACTGCAAAAGAGTATTTAGAGCAGGTGAAAGTAAAGGAAGCGGTAATCAAGAATTTAGAAAGAGACAGGACAAACTTGGTAGCTATGATGTATTCGATGGGTGGAGCTGGAAGCGGAGAGAGGGTTCAGTCATCCAAAGATCCAGATAAGCTTGGAACTCTGTACGGAAAGATTGATGAAAAAGAGAGAAAGATTGCAGACGAGATTGACAAGTTAATTGATTTCAGATTGAAAGTTTCCGGTGAGATAAATGAAATAGAAGATGAAAGATATGTGGAGCTTTTGTACAAGCGATACATTGAGCATGAATCATGGGACGCAATATCAATAGACATGCAGTATAACACAAAATATGTTATGAAACTGCACGGATGCGCTTTGCAGGAATTTCAAAGCAAATTCAACGATATGTTAGAATCATACTAAAAGATACCAAATGTGGATACCTTGAGACTATGAAGATACCTCTGCCTATGATAATTTATATGATGTGAAATAGACACAGACAGAACGTTACGCAAACAGATGAAACGTGATGGAAAGTTTGTTTCACCCAGTCTTACCGGAGGCTGGAACGTACTCAAATTTCATCAAAGTGGCAGCTTGGGAAACCGGGCTGCCGAATGAAAAAGGGTACGATGCATATGAAGTAAATTGTATATTTGCAAAATCCTCTCTTTATGGGGGCTGGCGTTAAGCTGGCTCCTTTTTTAATGCAGAGAAAGAAGGTGGAAGAATGAGTATGTTGGATGAAAAAAGAATTGAAACACTCACGATGAAGGTCAAGGACATCAAGACCGGATTCGGGAATCCGAGGAAGATCGGAAAGAAAGAGGCAGAACAGCTGGAAGAATCGCTGGAGAAGTATGGCGATTTCGGATTGTTCCTCATTGACGAGCATGATAATGTGATTGCCGGAAACCAGAGGTTATCGATCTTGCAGAGGAAGGATGGAGACATTGAAGTTCTGTGCAAGAGACTGATCGGCTACACAAAGTCAGAGCTGAGAGCAATAAACATCAAGGACAATACCCACTCCGGTGAATGGGATTTGGAAGAGCTGGCAAAATGGACAGCAGATCTGAACATAGACCTTGGTGTGAAACTGGATAATAAAGACCAGATGCAAAAGAAGATTAAAGAAATGGAACTGATTCGGTTTGAGAAGTACGATTATGTTTTACTGGTATGTAGAAACGAGCTGGACTACAACGAACTGCAAAGAAAGCTCGGCATCCAGGGGGCGAAAGTCAGCATGGGAAGAAACCGGACGATTAAAGGTAGAGCGATATGGTATGACCAGATCAAAGCACAAATTGTGGAAGGAGGTGCTGAGGATGGAGAGAGCAGCACAGAAGATATGGCTGGCGAGACCGGAAATACTGGGGAATGAGATGCAATACGTCCAGGACTCGTTTGAGAGTGGCTGGATTACGACAGCGTTTAAGGAAGATTCCTACATCGGTAGATTCGAGCAGTCAGTGAGAGAGTTTCTTGGTGGAGGCTACCCGGTAGCACTTCAGTCCGGAACGGCTGCAATTCACCTGGCACTGAGATTGTGTGGAGTTGAAAAAGGAGATTATGTATTCTGTTCAGACCTCACGTTTACAGCATCCGCAAACCCGATCAGATACCTGGGAGCAGAACCGGTATTTATTGATTCTGATCCGGTAACGTTCAATATGAACCCGGATGATCTGGAGATGGCTTTTGAATCCGGGCTGCATCCGAAAGCAGTGGTGGTCGTGCATGTGTACGGTATGCCGGCTGATATGAAGAGAATCCTGGATATTTGTAACAGGTATGAAGTTCCAGTCATCGAAGACAGCACTGAGTCGTTCGGCTCGGCAGTTCGGGGAAAGAAGACAGGAACGTTTGGAAGATTCGGCTGTATGAGCTTCAATGGAAACAAAATGATTACAGCCGGAGGGACAGGAGGCATGTTGATCTGCCAGAATGAAGAGGATGCAGAGAGAGCTTCCTTCCTGGCATCACAAGCAAAAGAGCCTGTTCCGTGGTATGAACATAAAGAGATCGGGTACAATTACCGGTTGGCAAATTCAAACGCTGCATTCGGTGTAGGACAGATGGAGCACATCGAAGAAAGAATTTCAAAGAAAATGTCTATTTATGACATCTATCAGAAGAGATTTGCAGAGTATGCGGACTGGTTCAAACTGTACCGTAATGTTTGGAATGGCAACGTTGGCAATTCCTGGCTGTCATGTATAGAGATCAATCCGGAGCTGAAGAAGAAACCGGAATATCTCATGGAGAAGCTGAAGGAGTGCAATATAGAATCCAGAAGAATCTGGAAGCCGCTACACAGTCAGCCACTGTATGAGAACTGTCGGATGTTCTCCAGATGGTTCAGCGATTGCTGCATGTATATGTCAGACTACTGTTTCCTTACGGGCTTGTGCTTGCCGAGTGATACACGCATGACGCCGGAAGAAGTGAATTTCGTAGCTGATAGAGTAATAGAGATACTGGAGGTATAGCATGAAAGAAGAATTGAAAGGGAAGAAGTTTCTGATCACCGGAGGAACCGGGAGCTTTGGACATGCAGTGACAGATCGCCTGCTGAAAGAAGGAGCAGGAGAGATTGTTATATTCTCCAGGGATGAAAAGAAACAGTTTGATATGGCGAAAGAGTATGGGGAAGACGGCAGGATCCGCTTCGTGATCGGAGATGTTAGGGAATACCGAAGCATCCGGAAAGCAATGGCTGGGGTAGACTATGTTTTCCATGCGGCGGCTCTGAAGCAGGTTCCGACTTGTGAGTTTTACCCAGAAGAAGCAGTGAAGACGAATATCCTGGGAGGGACAAACGTCATTGATGCAGCGATTGAAGCCGGAGTCAAGAAAGTAATCGTTCTGAGTACAGATAAAGCAGCATACCCGATTAATGCAATGGGAATCACAAAAGCAATGATCGAAAGAATCTCGGTTGCGAAAGCAAAGGAGCAGAATGGGACGGTGATCTGCAGAACTAGATACGGTAACGTGATGGCTTCCAGGGGCTCTGTTATCCCACTTTTTGTAAAGCAGCTGGGAATGGGACAGAAGATTACAGTCACAGTGCCGGAAATGACCAGATTCATGATGACGCTGGAAGATGCAGTTGACCTGGTACTGTTTGCGTTTGAGAATGGAGAGTCTGGTGATCTGCTGGTTCAGAAAGCACCGGCAGCCACGATTGATACGCTTGCGAAAGCTATCTGTGAGATGAAAGGATTTGACCCGGAACAGCAGATTGAGATCATCGGGGAAAGACCAGGGGAAAAGATGAATGAAGTGCTTATCACAAAAGAAGAGATGGCAAATGCAGAGGAATATGAGCATTTCTACAGAATTTTGCCGGATAAGCACACATTACATTACCATGAATCGCCACAAAGCCATATAAAGAATATTACGGAGTCCTATTCGTCAGATAATACAGAACGATTGGATGTAGACGGAATGAAACGGTTGCTGAAGAAGCTGCCAATGTTCCAGTAGGAGGCGCACATGAAAGAGAAAACAGTGGGCGTATACTGTCCGAGCTATAGAAGATCAGATTGTATCATGACTCAGAATATCCTCAACGATGTAACGTATGTGGTGAGGGCTTCGGAAGAGGAAGCATACAGGAACGCTGGAGTCAAGAAGCTGATTTCAGCACCGGATGAGGAGATCAACACCATGTCGAAGGTGAGACAGTGGATTCTGGACAATTCGCCGGAAGATATCATCATCCAGGTTGACGATGATATTAAGCAGATCCTTTACCGGACGGATATCGTCATGGAAATTAAGGCCCCGGATGTGATTGACATGGAATTTCTCCGTATAGCTCAGTTGCTCAGTGATTTGAAGCTGGGATACGCCACGATCACAGTTACGCCGAGACCATATCTGTACCAGGAAGAGTTCAAATTCAACAGCATGGGTGGAGGAATCTACTGGTACAACAAAGAATGTTACAAAGCAAAGAATGATGATAAGGCAGACTGCAAGGAAGATGTAGATAAAATCTTGCAGGAGCTTATGTATAACAGAATTATCCTCATGCCAAAGTATCTTGCCATGTATGTGAAGACAGATACGAATGAGGGTGGAGACAATATCAACAAGAACAGTAAAGTCATCCGGGAATGTAATGAGTACATGAAGCTGAAATGGGGCAAGTATTATACGTTCGATGACAAGAAGAATACTGTAACAATTAAAGTGCCGAGGTAAGAAAGATGAATGCAGTGGAAAGTTTGAATAGTAAAATGTTCGATGTAATCAAGAAATGCGTTGGAAAGCAGGTGATTCTGTACGGATATGGAAAGAGCGGTATTTTTATTGAATGGCTATGCAGCCATGTATACGGAAAGAAGTTCACGCTTGTGATTGATGATAAGAAAGCAATCCCAGGAATCAACCTGCACAGAAAGATTATCCTGGATTACGTTGATCCGAAAGAAACAGTGATTCTGGTTTCGTTCCGAAGAGAGCGAATGACGGAAAATGATATGTCACAAATGACGGCATACGGTTATGAAGAGGGCAAGAACCTGTTCTATCTGAAAGATATGATTATTCCGGATACCCTTGGACTTTACAGTTTCCTGGAGCATGAGTGCGGAACAGATTTCTTAAAGCGTGTGGATCAATCTGAGTTCGACTATGAAAGCCCGGACGCAACGGCATGTGGCGCAAGCAGAGAAAGAAGTCTATTGGATATGTGCCAGATGCCGGGAATCTTCAATGGTAAGGTCCTGGATTTTGGGTGTGGCAAGGGAGCTGCAATCGCTATCATGAAAATGGCAGGAATCAAAGAGGTGGACGGAGTAGAGCAGAGCCATATGCTGGCAGAGATAGCCAGGGACAATATGAAGAAGCTGGGAGAGAACATGGTAGCAATCTTCAATGAGGATGCTACAGAGTTCACAGATCTGCTGGACATGTACGACACGTTCTACCTGTACGATCCGTTCAGAGGAGAAACCTTCAAGAAGGTTATTAAGAATATTGAGGAGAGCGTCCGTAGGAAAGACAGGAATGTAACGATTGTCTATGCAAACCCGTGGCTGCACCGGGAGGTGGAAGCCGGAGGCGTGTTCAAGCTGGTGAAGCAGATCAGCACGGAATTCTTCTTAAATATCGTGAACGTCTACGAAAATGAATAAAAAATGAAAATATCTGTTTGACTGCCTGCGAACATGCTTGCTACGATGACGATACGAAAAATATTCATACGAAAGGAAGTATCAGAAAATGGGAAGACCACAGTTATACACCAAGAACGGGCATAGCATGTACGATATGGTAAGCTTGCTCCAGAAAGCAATCAGAAGAGGGGATGTAGAAGTTGCCGGGTACGCAGCGAATGAGCTTAGAGGTCGGTACAACGCATACCTCTGGAGAAGATTGCTGGCAATATCAGCAGAAGACTGTTACGGAATCATGACAAAAGAAATTGAAGCCTTGCGACAAGCAGACGATGTTTACAACCAGAAGAGAAAAGGTTATGAACGGGAGCCGCTGTTTATTAGCAAGGCTATTACTTTGCTCTTATATGCAAGAAAGAACAGAGATGCTGATTACTTCAGCTGTAACTGTATGCAGAGTGAAAGAGTAAAGAATTTTGATGAATACCTCAGAATTGAAGATTGTGAATTCTCCGGGATGCCCGGATACGCATATGATTGTCATACGCTGGAAGGGAAAAGAAGGGGAAAGACAGTAGCAGACTTCATCGTAGAAGAGCAGAAAGATCTGAAGCCGTATCAGCCGGGAATGTTCGATGAAGAATCCTGGGATAGATTCCTGGGAGCTAACAACAGAGGTGGTTGGGATAATACGGATAAGAAATATCCGCAGCCAACGGAAGCGCAGCTGAAGGAGCTGGAAAACGAAGATTTTCAAGATGGAGCACCGGTGAGGTATGAACAGATGGATCTGTTTGGAGGAAGCAAGTGGTAACGAAAACGGATATTGTAAAAGGACTGGTAAAACAGAAGAGTTACCGGAAAGCGTTAGCGATTGCGAAGAAGTTCGTCATTGGAATAGACAAGGAAGAGCATGACGCAATGGTAAGGGCGCACGAATGCATGACCAACCCTAGATTTTATGAGCAGTTGGGTATTGATACCGGACAGGCGATAGCTGATGGAGTGGAAGTGCTGGAGAGATTATACGGGTGAAACCCGGAGGGTAACAGAATAAACATGAGAGAGCAGTGATTTCGTCAAGAGATACACTGCTTTTTTCGTGCAGAAGAGAGGTGGTTTGGTGGCAAATGAGCAGAACCTCATTCCTCTTGGGTCAGGGAAGCGAAGTGAGAAGGAAGAAAGAGAAATGCGTTCCCGTGGTGGTAAGAAGTCCGGAGAGACGAGGCGTAAGAAAACAGCCATGAAAAAGGTGGCAAATTTACTGCTCAACATGCCCGTATCGGAAGAGGCTTATCCGACAATTATCAATACATTGCAGAAGATGGGCTTTGAAGATGACATGATAACCAACCAGACAGCAATGCTTGTAAGTATGTGGAGAGAAGCTATGGATGGAAATGTCAGAGCTGCTGAGTTCATGCGAGACACCGCCGGACAGAAGCAAGAAAACATCCAGGCTCAGAAAGAGTTCGAGTATAAGAAAGAACGAGATGCAGGTATCAGCCAGGAGATTGAGGATTTGGATGATATAGAGGAAGAGATTTATGGCAAAGCAAAAGACGGTCAAGAAAGTAAAGAAAAAGGATCTGAAGCGAAAGAAAACGATAATGTTTAATTTCGGGGAAGGGCATAAGGAATATATCAGAAGGTGCCGGTTCTGTACGTTCAATATCCTGGAAGGAGCTGTTCGTTCCGGAAAGACTGTTGATAATGTCTTTGCATTCGCACAGGAGCTGAAGACAACGCCGGATAAAATACATCTGGCAACCGGTTCTACGATGGGTAATGCTAAGCTGAATATCGGAGATGCCAATGGATTCGGTCTGGAATGGATTTTCAGAGGTCAGTGCCACTGGGGCAAGTACAAGGACATGGAAGCGTTGATTATCAACGGACCATATACGAACTTTAAGCAGAAAGTTGTGATCTTCGCCGGGGCTTCCTCTTCGGACAGCTTCAAGAAGATACGTGGTAACTCTTATGGCATGTGGATTGCGACTGAGATCAATCTGCATCACGACACAGCAATCAAAGAGGCATTCAACAGACAGCTTGCAGCTAAGAACCGTAAGATATTCTGGGACATGAACCCGGAGCATCCGAAAGCACCGATCTATGAAAACTATCTTGATGTGTACGACCAGAAAGCGAAGGACGGGACTTTGAAGGGTGGATACAACTATGCACACTTTACGATCTTTGAGAATGTGAATATCACGAAGGAACGTCTGGAAGAGATTGTCAGTCAGTATGACGAAAACAGCATCTGGTACGTCCGGGATATCCTGGGGAAGAGAAGTATTGCAGAAGGTCTTGTGTATACTCAGTTCGCTTCACTGGCGGCTATGGCTAACAATCCGATGAAGATTACGGTAGCACAGGCACAGGAAATGATTAAGAGGAACGAGCTGCAAGGAATTACGATTGGAGTTGACTTTGGAGGCAATGGATCCGGTCATTCGTTTGTTGCATCAGCACCGACTGTTGGATATGGAAAACTGGTAGCACTGGTGTCGGAACTGCACAAAGAAGAGCTTGATCCGGATTCTCTTGGTAAAGTCTTCCTTGCCTTTGTAAAGAAGGTTATTAAGTTGTTTGGTGGTGTAAGTAAGGTCTACTGTGATTCAGCTGAGCAGGTGCTTATCAGAGGACTCAGAACGGCTATGGCAAGAGCAGCAATGGGGGATATCAAGGTTGGCAATGCCAGAAAAGACAGGATTAACGACCGGATATTCTGCTTCACATCCCTGGTTGCACAGGGGAGATTCGCATATACAGAGCTGTGCAATACTCTGGAAGACGCACTCAGCATGGCAGTGTGGAGACCGAATACAGTTGAGCTGGAACGATTGGATGACGGCACATCTGACATAGACACTCTGGATGGCTTTGAATACAGCTATGAAAGAGATATCAGAAACTACATAAAGACACAGGCAGGGTAGGTGAATACATTGAAATTCAGCATTAAAAATTTTATCAGAAAGTGGGTGGGAAAGTTGTTTCCTAGAAATAGTATAGAGAAAGAAATGAAAGTCCAAATAGCTGTATCTGGTTCGATGGATAACGCTATACAGCTGTGGAAGGACATGTATGAGAATCATCCACCCTGGATAGGTGAAGAAGGGACTCTATGCACGAATATACCAGCAACCATTGCAGAAGAAATGGCACGGCTTGTGCTTACGGAGTTTGAACTGAGTGTAACTGGTAGTCCGATGGCGGACTTCATTAACGATCAGCTGAAGAGAGAACTGTCTGATCTGGATATCCAGGTTGAGAGGTACTGCGCCGAAGGAGGTATTGTGCTGAAACCCTACGTCTCAGTAGGCATGGACGGGCAGCCAAACAAGATAGAGATAGATTTCGTAGAAGCAGACAAGTTTTACCCGACTGCATTCAACAGCAAGGGCGAGATCATGTCTGCTATTTTCTTACAGCATAAGAGGATGGGCGAATATCTGTACACCAGGCTTGAATACCACGAGTTCTCAAGAAACAGTGTAACGATTGTCAACAAGGCTTACAGATCGGAGAAGATAGCATCGTACACTGATGACGAAGAACCGACCATCAACCAACCATTTGATGAAGAAGTATCACTCTCTGAGGTCGATGAATGGGCTGGACTCTCAGAAGAGCCGGTAACGATCAATAACATAGAGAAGCCTCTGTTTGTTTATATCAAGGTTGCCAAGAGCAACAACATAGATAGAAGCTCGCCTCTGGGAGTATCCATTTACTCTAAAGCTATTGAGCTGATACATGAAGCTGACCGGATGATGGGGCAGATTGTGTGGGAATACGATGCCAAGGAAGCGGCAGTGCATGTTTCGGAAGAATATCTGAAAGCGGATAAGCACGGTAAGCCAGTTCTTCCGGAAGGAAAAGAAAAGCTCTACCGGGCATTTGATGAAGGATCCGGAGGAAACAAACTGTTCGATGTGTACAGTCCGGATATCAGAGACACGCCGATGTTCAACGGACTCAACAAGATTCTGAAGAGGATTGAGTGGACTGTTGGCTTTGCATACGGTACAATCTCCGATCCGAATGAACTTGAGAAAACAGCAGAGGAAATCAAGACATCCAAGCAACGATCATACAGAACCGCAAGCAGATTACAGGGCGCATGGCAGAAAGGATTTGAACACCTGGTAGATTCGATGGTGGTGCTTATCAACCTGTACAGAATGACTCCTTATGGTTCGGTCAATGTGAACTGTTCCTGGGGAGATAGTGTGCTGGAGGATACCGACAAAGAGTATCAGCGGAGATGGGCTATGGTTGTTGCCGGGAAACTGAAACTGGAGAAGTTCATTGCCTGGTACTTTGGATGCACAGAGGAAGAGGCTGTGGATTATATACCAGATATGCAGGAAGATGATTTTCCACCGGAAGAGTAGGAGGAATGAACCATGTTGACACCAGAATATCTCGCATCGTTCTCCAGTGGATATCTGGGTATGGTTGACAATCTCAATGAGCAGATAGTCCGAGACATAGCCAGGAGAATGATAAAGACGGGTAAGGTTACGGATACTGCTAAGTGGCAGATAAAACAGGCACAGGAATCCGGGAAGCTCCTGGATGATATTGTAGCAGAAGTTGGGAGATTCACTGGATACTCAGACAAGCATGTTAAAGAGCTGTTCAAAGAAGCTGGAGTAACCGGGATAAGGAATGATGCAAGACCACTGATAGACGCTGGCATAATAAACGATGCCAAGCTATCAAAGAATATGTCTGATTTGCTTCTGGCAAACGCAAAGAAGACGTCCGGGGACATCAACAACCTTACGATGACAACGGCGGTGAAGAGCCAACAGCTATATATGCAGTCATTGAATGAAGCATTGCTCAAGATTCAGAGTGGTGCTTTTTCTTATCAAGAAGCTCTAAGGTACGCAATCAGAAAAGCAGCACAAGCCGGGGGAATGGTGTTGTACGACTCCGGAGCACAGATGTCACTTGATGCGGCGTTGCGAATGGCTCTACTGACAGGACTCAATCAAACAGTCGCCACGCTTACAGAGATGTATGCGGACGATATGGGCGTTGAGTATTATGAGACAACCGCACACCCTGGGGCAAGACTGGAGCATACCTACTGGCAAGGACAGGTCTTCAAGATTCATGGAGAAGGTGACGGATACAGGAATTTCTACGATGCTACTGGTTACGGAACAGTTACCGGGCTATGTGGAGCAAACTGTAGACACAGCTTTTATCCTTACTGGCCAGGAATATCCAAACCGGCATATACGAAAGAAATGCTGGATGATTATTCTGTAGCAAAGTACAGCTATGACGGCAATATGCTCACAGAGTATGAATGCAGCCAGATCCAACGAAGGTTTGAGAGAGCTATCCGGGAGAGTAAGAGAATCCTCTGTGGATATGATTCTGCCATACAATACGCTGAGGACTCAGAAACGGAACAATACTTGAAGAATGAGTTCCAGAAAGAATCAGTAAAGCTGAAGAAAAGAGAGAAGAGGCTGAAAAGCTTCTGCTCTGATACCGGAAGATCTGTTGATACTGCACGGACACAGGTTTATGCAGTGAAGGATCAGAATGGAAACATAGTGAATTATGGACGTTCCACCAGTATGAAAGCTGTGTGGGCTAATAGAAAAGCAAAGAAGTAGGAGGAAAAGACATGTTATTTAGAGAAGCGTTTGAACTGATGAAACAGGGAAAGAAGTTGAAACTGCCATCATGGGCTGGATATTGGTATTGGTCTAAAGATAAGCAGACAATTATCATGCACACGAAAGATGGAGTTGACATGGATATCCGCGAGACACAGATTCCGGACTATACATTTTCCAATATTGCAAGTGATGAATGGGTATTGGCAGACGATCAGAATTGTCCGGAATTAGGTGGCGAGGCTACATTTGGATTTGGTGATGCATACAAGTTTCTGGAAAGAGGGCTCAGAGTTACAAAGAAGAGCTGGCATAAAGCCGGAATGTTTCTGACGATGCAACGCCCGGACGAACACAGCAAAATGACAGCTCCGTATGTCTACATCACGATTGACGGAGATTACCGTGTGCCGTGGCATCCGAGCCAGGCAGATATGTCTGAGAAGGATTGGGTTTTGTACGAAGAAGAGTAGGAAGGAGGTGATCCTGCTATCTCCCTTCCTTGAGGGTTAGAAAGGAACGCTTTATTTGGCTTTTATGCCAGTAAGCACATATTTCTCCACATAAGCATCTACAAGCTCTCCAAAGAGCTATCAGAAGCTCACAATGTGGTAATTACGAATTAACAGACTGCATCTAAACGGTCTGTTTTTATTTTGCCCTGTGATATGGCATATAAACTGTCTCCTTCTCTTGCGTGCGGAGATATAAATGCACGATAGCAGTGCCGGAGTGAACCGGAATCTAAACGAAATCAGCGAAAAGAAGAAAGGAAGGTAAGTAAAAATGGCTTACGAATTTTTAAAGAAACTTTTTGGCACACAGAAGGACGGAGAAGAGCCTAAGGCTATGACCTATGCAGAGCTGGAGGCTGCGATTGATGCAGATAAGAAGATCCAGGTGGTAGATGTGAAAGCCGGGGGCTATGTCTCGAAGGAAAAACTGGATGCCAAGATCACAGAGCTGGACGGTGTAAGACAGCAGCTCACAGATGCCAATGCAGAGATCAAATCCTACAAAGAGATGGATATTGATGGCATCAAAAAGTCTGCAAAAGACTGGGAAGACAAGTACAACCATGATACCCAGGAGCTTAATGACAAGCTGGCGAAACAGGAAAGAGATCACCAGATGGACAGATATCTGGATACTGTCGGACTGAAGCCAGGGGCTATGTACCGTGATTATGTCAGAAGAGCTTTCGAGGCGAAAGAACTGAAGCTTGAAAACGGAAAGTTTATCGGTGCGGATGACGTGATGAAAGAACTGAAGGAGAGTCCAGACTACAAAGAAGCATTCGTTGTGGATACACCGGATGATGAACCGGATACACCGGATGTTCTGGATGTACCAGGAAATCCACCGGCACCGAATATGCCGTATTTCTCAGCAGGAACAAATTCACAGACACAGGAACCGAAAGGCAATATGTTTGACTTCGGATTTTCTGGAGTAAGAAAAAGAGATTAACAGGAGGTAACTTAACATGGCGAAAGCAATTAACTACGCAACAGAATATCAGAGAGCGTTGGAGCAGGCGTTCCCGTATTCATTATACTACGGAGCACTTTACAAAACTCCGAACAATGGAAGATACAGATGGCTCAATGGAAAGACCATTGAGATTCCAAGTATTTCTGTAACTGGTCGTGTGGACTCTACAAGAGATACAATTGCCACGGCTGCAAGAAACTATGACAACAGCTGGACTCCACTGACATTGGAGAATGAAAGAAAGTGGTCTACACTGGTTCATCCGAGAGATGTACAGCAGACAAACCAGGTAACAACGATCTCGAATATCACCAGAGTGTTCAACGAAGAGCAGAAGTTCCCGGAGATGGATGCATACACCATTTCCAAGATTTATGCAGACTGGACGGCGGCAGGAGAAGCTGCTGATACAACAGTTCTTACAGCAGAGAATATTCTGGCTGTCTATGACAAGATGCTGGAAGAGATGTCGGAAGGTAGAGTTCCGAAGATGGGACTGCTCCTGTATGTGAATCCGGCAACGAATACTTTGATTAAGAACGCCCAGGGAATCTACAGAACGCTGGACGTTGGTAAGCAGAATCAGCTGTCCAGAGCTATCAAGTCCCTGGATGAAGTTCAGATTGAGGAAGTACCATCTGAACTGATGAAGACTCTGTATGATTTCACACAGGGTTGGAAAGTAGCTGGAAGTGCTAAACAGATCAACATGATGCTGATTAACCCACTTGCAGTAATCACACCGGTGTCTTATGAGTTCTCTAAACTCGATCCACCATCTGCTCTCTCAGAAGGTAAGTATGTTTACTACGAAGAGTCACATGAGGACGTATTCGTTCTGAAGAACAAGAAGAAAGCTATCCGCATGTCTGTGGAGGCGTAGGAAGAAATAAGCCCTGCCAGGTTATCACTGGCGGGGCATAGCAAGAAAGGAGAATCACTATGAGTTATGTAGCTCAGAAGAAAAACCGTATTATCAGAATCCCAGAAGAAAAGGCTGAAGAGTATGCAAAGATGGGGTATGAGATTACTAATGAAGATGGGGAAGTTGTAGCTGATGCTGCAATCGAAACCATTGAAAGAGCGAAGGAAGAAATAACCAGACTCACAAAAGAACTTGGTAAAGCAGGAACAGAGAACGAAGAGCTGAAAGCCAAACTGACGGAGGCTACTCTGTATGCGGAGGATGCCGATAAAAAGATTGCAGACCTCCAGAAAGAGAACGAAGAGCTGAAAGCGGCAATCCAGGCACAGGCTACAATGGGATCAGCTGCACCGGTTTCCGAAGATTCCGGAAAGAAAAAGACAACCAAGACTTCAAAGCAGTCAGAGTAGGAGGTAGCTTATGTATTTAGCAACGAAAGGTGGGAGTTCCTGCCGGATTCCCAAAAGAAAGGCAGGATACTACAAAAGCATGGGCTACTCCCTGGAGAACCTGGATGAAGAAGTCGGAGCGAGCACAAGTCCTGCAAAAGAAAAGAAGACCGGTAAAAAAGAATCAGCTTCGCAAGATGACGTAAATCCGGCAAATAACTGATTTATCTTTCGGTAGCTTACCATTTTACCAGAAGGGAGTGTTTGGATGAACCAGGAGGCTATAACGAGTCCATATGTGGACTTTACGTACTACAAGGAAGAGTATGGCGGTGTCCACATCAAAACCGAGAAAGATTTCAGACGAGCTGAGAAGTTTGCTGAAGCTTTTGTGAATCGGATTACGCTTGGACGGATACCGAGACTGCCAACGCTTACGGATTCGATCAGAGACGCAATCTGTAGTGTTGCTGATTCCATTGCGATACAGAGAGAGAAGAACGAAGCTGTTGTAAAGTCAGAATCTAACGATGGATATTCTGTCAGCTATGCAGATGCCGGGAGTTATTCAGCTGTAAGCAGTGAGATGTACAGAACGGTTAGGACATACCTGGCAAACACCGGACTACTGTATAGAGGGTGGGTGAAAGAGTATGACGATAAACAGTGATGTGACAATCTTCAATCTCAGAATCGGAGCTGACAGGAGAGAGAAGTTCTACGCAACAAGAATCCTGGGAGTTTCCTGGTATGGAAGCAAAGGGCAGGTAGTGTCGGATACAGTCCGGAAGGGCACAGCACAGTGCGTGATCCGGATTCCATACACAGCAATCGTAGAAGGTGGAAAGCAATATATAAGCGAAGAAGAGTATAAGAAGCTGTCGGATGAAGAGGCAGAAAGGCACTGGACTATCCAGAAGAACGCTTATATTGTGCGAGGACAGCTTGAAGTTGCTGACCAATGGGTATTCGACACGTTCAGTTTTCAGCATGGAGTTATCTTGAAGGAAACGATAGAAGACCTGGCAAAGCTGAGACAGCATGATGAAGATTTTGTGACGATCACAGAATATGCAGACAACACGCTCAGAGGAACTGACCGGACAAAGCACTGGAGGATAGGAGGAGCATAATGTCGCTGAAGATGATTACAACACCAAGAGGCTCAATCGTTACTACCAAGAATGGAAAAGCGGAGCTGACATGGAACTCAGACTTTACGGCAAGAAGAAATGCTCAATTTACCAAGAAGCAAATGTTCATAGACTCAGAGGTACTGAGACGATGTAGTCCGAGAGTCCCGATCAAAACAGGTATGCTGGAGAAATCTGGTAAGCTGGGAACGAGCATCGGCAGTGGCGAAGTGAATTATATAGCCAAGTATGCTGCTGTACAGTATTATGCAACGTCTGACACCAGACCGTATGATGCGAACCGTGGAGCGCATTGGTTTGAGAGAATGAAAGTGGCTGAAAAAGAAGATATTTTGCGTGGAGCGGATAAGATCTAGGAGGTCGCATGACAACGAAAAGTATTATACAGGGCGTATCAGATTATTTTCTGAATTGCCCGCTGTTGAAAGATGGTGTATTCCGGATGGACGCCCTGGGAACAGAACCGGTGGAATATACCATAGAAACGGGGATATTTGACCCGATTATTGAAAGATATGTTGACGGCAGTTCTGAGCGGCAGTTTCAGTTTCAGTTCGGATCCAGAGAGTTTTACAGCATGGATCGGCTTCAGAATATTGATAACAGCACATTCTATGAAGAACTTGCCGAGTGGGTGGAAGAGCAGAGTCTTGTCGGTAATCTTCCGGAGCTTCCGGAAGGAATGAGTGCCACGGAGATAGAAGTGCTTTCGCCGGGATATATCTATGATGGAGCTATGAAGAATGCAAGGTATCAGATTTCCTTGCGATTATTGTATTTTAAGGAGGCATGAAACAATGACAGAGAATACCAACAGCAAAAGAGATGTGGTGCAGAGACACCAGTTTGCGGACTTTCTGAATATTGGAACGTCTGAGAAAGCAAAGTGGGTGCTGATGGGAGTTGGATTCACAACTCTGGATGAAACATTCGGTGCAGAGAGTGAATCTGAGAAGTATGTAAGCGAAGCATCTTCGTCTTCATCTGTCGTGTCTTACACATCGGTATTTCCGTTTGAAGCACGACTTATCAAGGACCAGGATGCAGTCAACGCACTGTACCATGTCGGCAGAAACCATTTGACAGGAAGCGATGCAGAGTTTGAATACTGCCGTGTAGAACTCTGGGATCAGAAGATGAGTGCTTCTGCACCAGTTGAAAACACATTTGCAGCCAGAAAGTTTCTGGTATCCGCAGAGCTGAGCGGAGTATCCGGAGAAAAGAAACAGAGCATGAGTGGAAACCTCAATGCAATAGGAGATCCGGTTGACGGATATTTCAACACAAAGACACAGACATTTGAAGAAGCTACGGCTTAGAATTTGGAGGTAAAGTAATATGAGCATGTTAAAGATTTGTGGACAGGAATTAGAATTAGATCTGTTCGATGCAGACACGATGGAAGTATACGAGAAGTCTCTTGACAAGGTAGTGGAAAGATCAAAGGAATCTAAGAAGCATACAGAGTTGTCAAATGCAGAAGGCATTCGGGAAACGTGCGGAATCGTGAAAGACTTCTTCGATGAAGTATTTGGAGAAGGGACATCCGAAAAGCTGTTCAAGGGCAAGGATAATCTGTTAGTTTGCATGGATGCATTTGGAATTGTTTCTTCTGAGGCTAACAAGATGAAAGGCCAGGCTACTGCACTTACTAATAAGTACAATATGAACCGGGCTCAGAGAAGACAGGACTATAAGAAAAATAAGCATGGCAAGAACAGAGCAACAGCGACACAGATCGGCAATGTGGATGGTCGTGATAATTCATGAACCACGACTGCAACATGCTTATAGACTATCTTCCGGAAACAGTAGAAATTGAAGGTGTGGAGTATGAGATAGAATCAAATTTCCGCACCTTTATTTTGTTTGAGATGCTGATGCAGGATTCTGAGCTTTCGGATTCGGAAAAAGCAATGCAAGGACTGAAACTGGCTTATCCAGTTATTCCGGATAATCTGGAAGCGGCGGTAGATGAACTGCTGTGGTTCTACGCTTGTGGCAAGAGGTGGAGAGAGAAGAGAGCTGGTTCAGTAGAAGGAGCTTCAGAAGTTCAGAGGATCTATTCTTTTGAGCATGACGATGACTATATCTACTCAGCATTTCTGACCCAGTATCACATTGACCTGCAGGACATTAAGTATCTGCATTGGTGGAAGTTCAAAGCCTTGCTGAGAACACTATCCTCTGATTTGGAGTTCTGTAAAATTATGGAATACCGGAGCGTGGATATCAATGCGAATATGACAAAAGAGCAGAGAGATTTCTACCGCAGGAAGAAAGAGCTGTATGCTCTTCCGTTACCTGCTGACGAGGAAGAAAAAGTAGATGCAATAGCAGAAGCCCTTATGAATGGTGGGGACCTTACGGGACTGCTGTAGGAGGTGACTGGCTATTGAGGATGTAAAGAAGAAAATGATACGGGTGGAGTGCCCGTTGTGTAAATATAAAATGCCGCTGTTTTTTGAAGAGACAGCGGAGTGTTCGGGCGTGATGGTGTCCTGCAAAGGCAGAAACTGTCACGCTCGTTTTGAATTAAAGATTAAAGACGGAAAACAGATCAAGTAGTGCCATTACGAGCCGATGATTGAGCCGAAGAATTGAGGTGAGAGCATGGGCTATGATGGTACGCTGAAGTTTGATACCAGCATAGATAGTTCCGGATTCCAAGCCGGACTGAGTAAATTATCTGGACTTGCAAGTAGCGCAATCAAAGCTACTACAGCAGTCATCGGAGGTGCTGCATCAGCAGTTGCTGGTATTGGTGCGGCTGCAATCAAGGTCGGTTCTGACTTTGAAGCCGGAATGAGTAAGGTTCAATCCATTTCTGGGGCTTCTGCTACAGAAATTCAGCAACTTGCAGAAAAAGCAAAAGAGATGGGAGCCAAGACGAAGTTCTCAGCTACCGAAAGTGCTGAAGCGTTCCAGTATATGGCAATGGCTGGCTGGAAGACCGGAGATATGCTGAACAGTATCGAAGGTATCATGAACCTGGCTGCGGCATCTGGAGAAGACCTGGCAACTACCAGTGATATTGTCACTGATGCTATGACCGCCTTTGGATTGGCGGCTGACGGGACAATAACGATCATCAAAGACGGATACACGAAAGAGGTATCCAATGCCACACACTTTGCAGACGTACTTGCAAAGGCAGCATCCAATTCCAACACGAACGTAGGAATGATGGGTGAGACGTTTAAGTATGTGGCACCTGTGGCTGGAGCTTTGGGATTCAGCGTTGAAGACTGTGCTACAGCAATCGGCTTGATGGCAAACTCCGGTATCAAAGCAAGCCAGGCTGGTACGTCTCTGCGGTCTATCTTTAGCCGAATGGCTAAGCCGACCGATGAAGTAAAAGCAGCTATGGATCAGCTTGGAGTATCTCTGACGAACAGTGATGGCTCCATGAAGTCTCTGAAAGAGGTTATGAAAGACCTTCGTTCCGGATTTGCCGGGCTGACAGAGGCACAGAAAGCACAGATGGCATCAGCTCTTGGTGGACAGGAAGCCATGAGTGGATTGCTTGCCATTGTAAATGCATCAGATGAAGACTACCAGAAGTTGGAGGATTCTATCTACGATGCGGACGGTGCAGCTAAAGAAATGGCTGACACCATGAACGATAACCTGCAGGGAGCTATCACGCTCTGTAAGAGTGCATTAGAGTCTGTGGGTATCGCCCTGTATGAAGAAGTACAGGAACCAATGAAAGAGACTGTCAAAGTCATAACCAGCATGGTTGAGGATATGAACGAAGCCATGGCTGAGAAGGGATTTGACGGTCTGATTGAAGCATTTGGAAATTCTATCGCTGAGTTGGCGAAGATGGCTGTGGATGCTGCACCGACACTGATCGGAGTAGCGGAAGATCTGGTAGGCACATTCATAAATGCCATCATGGAGCACCAGGAGGAATTTGCCGAAGCAGGAGCAACTTTAGTTGCTGAGCTTGTAAAAGCAATTATAAATGTAGCCGGTGACATGTGGTCTGCTGGCATTTATTTATTTACGGAATTTCTACAGGCTCTGAGCGATCATTCAGAGGAAATCGGTCAGGTATTTGGTGAAATGCTTGGCAAAATTGGAGAGGCGGTACAGGAAAATACACCGCTTATCATCCAGGCTGCAAAAGATTTCGTAGCTGGATTTTGCGAGGGTCTGAGTGCAGAGTTTCCTGGCGTGTCTTCGCTGATCGAGGGATTTCTTAACGGATTCATAGATTCGGCAAGTACCATTATCCAGGGAATTGTTGATGTGATTTCCGGACTGTTCAGCGTGATTGACGGGGCAGATCCGAACACACTGGAAGCTGTTGGCTATGCAATCGGAGTGATTGCTGGCTCTATCACAGCTTTAAACGTTGCTCAAAGTGTTATTCAGCCTTTAAGCACACTATTCTCCATACTGAAGACATTAAAGGGTGGAATTAGCGGAATTTCCGGAGTCATCGGAAAAGTCGTAGAAGGATTCGCACTCTGGAGTGGTGGAGCCGGTTCACTCATGGAAGTCCTGGAGCTGGAGTTCCCTAAGATTGCTGGTATCTTCAGTTCTATTGGTGGAGCGGTACAGAAAGTAATCGGATTCTTTGCAGAGTTCGGTTCTACCATAGCCGGAATTGGTTCTATTATTGCCGGAGCGATTCTCGCAGTTACCAATTTCGTAGATATGTTTGTGAACGGCTTCAGTGCCGTAAAAGAAGCTCTTATGGTGGTCGGCATTGCGCTGGCGGCTGTCGGAGCGGTTATTCTGGGTGCGCCTGCATTGGTGGCTGCTGCGATTGCCGGAATTGTAGCAGCGGTTGCAACGGCGGTTGTGGTCATCAAGGAACACTGGGATCAGATCGTAGAATTTTTCCAGAGCATACCGGATAAGCTGAGCGAACTTGGTTCTGCTATCGCTGAGTGGGGCTCTGGTGTCCTGGATAACATAGGTGAATTCATTGACTCTGTGATTGAGTGGTTCTCCGAATTGCCAGGAAAAATCATAGATGCAATCAGCTCACTGGCAGAAAGTTTTGTCGAGTGGGGAGCTTCTATGCTGGAGACAGCATCAGAGGTCACAACGCAGATTATTGATTCAATCGTACAGTTCTTTACGGAATTGCCATATAAAATCGGGTATGCGATTGGATTTGTGATTGGCACGTTGATTGAATGGGGAACGAATGTGATCAACTGGATCACCACGAATGTTCCTCAGATGATTGACAATATCGTTACGTTTTTCGCTGAATTGCCAGGGAAAATCTGGGACTGGCTGGTAAATACCTACAACAAATTTGTTGAGTGGGGAAGCCAGATGCTCCAGAAAGCCGGAGAGGTGGCAAGCAACTGCATAGACAGTATTGTTACATTCTTCTCTGAGCTACCTGGCAAAATTTGGAACTGGCTGACGGACGCATTCAATAGATTTGTGACCTGGGGATCTAATACCCTACAGAAAGCAAGAGAAGTTGGAGCTAATACGATAGACACAATCGTTAATTTCTTCTCGCAGTTACCAGGAAAAATCTGGACGTGGTTGAGTAACTCCATCCAGAAAGTGATCCAGTGGGGATCCGATATGGTGGCGAAGGGAAGACAAGCGGCATCCGATCTGTGTAATGCAGTCATAAATGGAGTGGCAAATTTACCATCTCAGATGGCAAGCGTTGGCTACAACATTGTAATGGGTGTATGGAATGGAATTTGTAATGCCGCCGGTTGGTTCAGAAGACAGGTGTCATCGTTCTTCTCCGGAATTGTTGATGGTGTGAAGAGCGCACTGGGTATTCATTCTCCATCAAAAGTATTTGCTGATGAAATCGGTAAGTGGATTCCACCTGGTATCGGCGTAGGTATCGAAGCTGAAATGCCAGATCTGTATAAGCAGATGGACGATGAAATGTCAGCTCTTGGAAAGCGGATGCAGACAGCTGTTAATGTGGAAACCGGAAAGATTGCGGTGGATAAAAAAGTCAGCACAGCATACAAAGTGGAAAAAGAAAAACAGGAAGTCTTTGAGAGCGGAGACACAACGGTAGAGATCAGCGGAGAGACACATGTGCATGTAGACCTGGATAGCCGGGAAATCGGAGAAGCTACGACACCGATTGTGGATGAAAACATGGCAAGAATTGATACACACAAGAAGAGAGGAGGCTAATCATGTCGGGAGTAGGAATCACGTTTGATGAAACGCATTCGTTCCGGGACTGGGGCTTAAAGCTCAAGAAGATAGAGATCGGAATACCGAAAGCAAAAACTGAATATGTGAGCGTACCGGGCATGAATGGCGATCTCGACCTTACGGAAGCTCAGAATGGCGGTATCAAGTATGAAATGCGTGAACTGAAATTCACATTTGGAGTAAGGAACTGCAGTTATGAAAAATGGAGCGGTCTGATTAGCCAGATCGCTTCTGATATCCAGGGAGTAGAAAAGAGGATTATCCTGGATACGGATAAGGGATTCTATTATGTCGGAAGATGTGAGGTTGATACCAGCAAGTCGAATGATGTTACAGCTGAGATAGCAGTCACATGCACATGCGAGCCATATAAGATAAGCGTTGCATCGTCAGACGAACCGTGGAAGTGGGATACATTCAACTTCCTCAATGGAGTGATCCGGAATACGTCAGACATTACGATCAGCTCTGCTTCTGGATGGCAGAAAGTTACGCTGGACGGTTGGATTCACAATGAAACGCTTAGAATCGTATCAAATGCGAAGATGAAAGTAAGATACCGTAATTCGACCTACACGATATCTGTTGGCGAGAATATCATGTACGATCTCATCCTGTACAAAGGGACGAACGACTTATACTTCCAGGGGACAGGCAAGATCACACTGATTCACAGGGGAGGGATGTTGTAGATGTATACAATTAAAGCCTATGTGGACGGTGAAGAGTACACAATCCATGATTCCAGGGTAAAGGCACTGACGGTTGGAGGAAAGCCATACTTTGAAGTGGGCGATAACATCAACGGCTCTGCATCTTTTAGCGTATACCCGAATCATCCGTATTACGACAAGGTTAAGAAGTTGACAACGGATATTATTTTTTACCGGGATGACGAACCGGAGTTTTACGGGAGAGTGCTTTATGACGATGAAGACTTTTCCGGAACAAAGAAAGTGTTCGTAGAGGGAGAGCTTGCCTTTTTGTGTGACAGCATCCAGAGACCGAAGGTATACCACAACATCTCTGTGAAAGCATACGTGCAGGATCTGATAGATATTCACAATTCACAGGTAGAAGAAAGAAAGCAGTTTACTGTCGGACGTGTTACAGTTAAGGATTCCAATGATTCGTTGTACCGATATTCCAATTACGAAGACACCAGGACAACTTTTAAAGAGAAACTGATAAGCAGACTTGGAGGACATTTGGTTATCCGGCATGTAGACGGACTTAGAATCCTAGACTACCTGTCGGACGAAGACTACTACACGAAAAATACCCAGGGTATCCGGTTTGGAAAGAATCTGCTGGATTTCTCGAAGAACATGGATGCATCTGATTTGGTCACATGTGTAATTCCACTGGGAGCGAAGCTGGACGAAGAAGACCAGGATCCGTCATTAGAAGCCATCTCAGATCAGAGAATAACAATCGCAAGTGTCAATGGAGGCGTTGACTATGTAACAGATGATAATGCTGTAAGGGAATACGGAAAGATTTATAAGACGGTTACGTGGGATGATGTATCTCTTCCGGAAAATCTGATGAAGAAAGGTGAAGAATATCTGAAGTCTGCTCAGTTTGAGAAGATGGTCCTGGAACTGAAAGCAGTAGATCTGAATCTGAAAGATGATTCCTTCCAAAGATTTGAGGTGGGAAACAAAATTCAATGTACGTCAACGCCGAACGGTCTGGATAAAGAGTTTCCTCTGACGAAAAAGAAGACCTATATTACCAGCTTCAAAGATAATACGGTAACACTTGGAGATGAAACAAGCTCTGTTTCCTACACATCGTCAAATCGCCAGAATACAGCTCAAATTGAAGAGACGGTAAAATCCTTGCCGAGTAAGTCAGAAATCTTGCAGGAGGCTCTCAGAAACGCACAAGACCTCATAAACAAACAGGTAGCAAGCGGATATGCTGTGCATACACCAAATGAGTTTATTGTAGCCGATGATAAAGAGTACAAGGACAAATCTAAGAACCTGTGGAGATGGGGGCTTGGTGGTCTGGCACATTACAGCCAGGGTTATGACGGACCAATAGACGGAGTGGCGTTGACCATGGATGGAAAGATCAATGGTGAAATGCTTCTGGTAAATTCCGTCAAGACAGAATCGCTGGATGCTGGATACCGGACATCAGTAGAAACGAAGATAACAGAGAGTGAAACAGCGGCGAAAAATCATGCCGATGATAAAGTCAGAGTTGCCAAAGAGGAGATAGAGAATTCTATTTCAAATCTGGAGAATAAGATTTCACTGTCAGTCCGAAGCGTGAAGGAAACGGTTGCCAGGAAGAATTACATTGTTGGAGGAGAACAAGAAACGCTGAATCTCAGTAAGTTCAACTTATCCGGCTCAACAGGAATCTGTAAAGTCGAAAAAGCTGAGTTCCTAAACAAGAATGCATTCAAGCTGACATTTTCCGGGACTGGATCAATCACATTGACACAGAGCCTTGGAACTTTAGAAGCTGGCAATTACAAGATTGCCGTGGAAGCTGCATATCCGGAAGGGGCAAGGTACAGACCGTCCTATATTCAGTACGGATTCTCGGAGAATAAAAGCACAGCGTATCTGAGCGGATACAAAGCTGATGAATTTCAGACGTTCGGGAAAGAAGTAAAAATCACGAAAGCAACGAAGTCTGTAGCAATCACAGTATATGGAAATTCCGGGAATATTCTGTACGTCACAGATATTAGATGCCTAAGAGATATGCAAGAGTTGCTTGACGATTTAAACGCCAGAGTAGATGTGGAGGTTGGGAAAGTGTCAGCATCGGTATCTGAGGTTTATGAAAATTCGCTCCACAACTATTGCAGTAACGGAAGTTTCTCGGATAGCAAAGATAAGTTTACCGGATGGAGCAGAAGTGACACAGCACAGATAATGCAGACAACTTTCAACAATAGAAGTTGCGCAAAGATTCAAAACACGACTTCGACATACAATATCTCCTGGTATCAGAAACCATGGGCAAAAAAGGGGAATGTCACAGTCAGATTTAAAGCGGCATGTGCTTCTGAAGATGCCAGTACGGCACGCATAAGAGTAACCATTGACGGAAAGACATTCTACACCGCTGCCGGAGAGCTGAGCAGTAACTGGAAACAGTTCGAGTTTACTTCATATGCTACACCGTCGTATTTTTACACGTACTTTTATAACTATGTTGCAAATACGACCGTTTACATCACAGACGTGGAAATATTAGGTTACTTGAACACATATGCAGAGTCGCAACTTTCAATTTTGAAAGATTCCATCACTGCAGAAGTAACAAGGGCACAAGGGGCTGAAGAAAAGCTAACAGCATCTATCAAGGTCAATGCCAATAACATCACCTCAAAGGTAAGCAAAGGTGATATGGGTTCTTACATCACGCAGTATTACAACAACGTGATTATAGCTTTCAATAAAAATTCAAAATACGTGCAGATTAACCCAGGAGAAATTGCTATTTACAATTACGGAGTAGAGAACTCTAAGAAGCGTGCTGTATTCGATGAATCGGGTAATCACTTTTACAGAGATGGGTATTATGTCGGAGCAATCGGCACAAACCAGTGGTCAGGGAACAATGCTCATAAGGGATTAGTGTTTGATTTGGAACCGCAAGGAAAGTATATGGCATTTGCTCAAAAAGCAAGTTCCTCAGCAACTTCCTACACTACTATGTTGTGTTTTAGCCGAGCAAACAGTATTTACGATGAATACGGAGTGAATCTGGGATGCAATTTGATTGGAAACTGGTATACGTTAAAAAATTTCAAAATTGGAAGCATATCGGCAGGAGGATATACGGCTTTTAGCGGAGCGATACCGATTGTGTGCGAGATAACAAACAATGGTAATAGTTGGACGTATTCTCATTTGAGAGTATACAACGGAATTATTGTCGGTTACTGGAATTAGGAGGTGAGAGCATGGAACTTATATTTCCGAAAGGCGAAGAACCTAAAAAAACAGCAAAAAACAGTGTAGCTATAGGAACTATCAAAAGAGAGCAGGAGGTAGAAAAAGATGGAAGAGAGAAAGAAACCAACCAGACCGTTTAGCGTGATTTATGCAGATGCAAAACAAGCTCTGACAAGGCAGGTTGGAAATACGATGGCGGCTTACGGGCTGCCTATTTTTATGGCAGAGGGAATTTTGAGTGGAATCCTGGCTGAGATCCGAACTAATGCCGGAAATGAGCTGGCAGACGATACTGCAAGGTACGAGGAAGAACTGAAGGAGTATTACGAAGCCCAGATCAAAGAAAAAGAGGAGGCTTTTGAGAAAGAGAAAGCAGAACTGCTCCGGACGTTCGAGGAGCTAGCTGTTCTGGAGGAAACAGAAGAACCGGAAATGACAGGAACAGAAGAGGCTCCATCTGAAGCCCCGGTGATTATTGAAACGAAGGAGATTGTCGAGGAAACGGAGGTGGACTAAATGGCAGATATTTCCCAGGAGATAGATCAGCTCAGAAATGCGGTCTATGGTGAAGAAGTAAGAGGTGCTTTTATCTCCTGTATGCAGAAAATCCATGAGGAGAACGAAAGCTACAATAGTATCAAAGAAAGTGTAGATGCTTCGGCGGCGGCAGTAAAGAAACAGGTCGATGCGATTGATACAAAATCTGTGGAAGTCCAGAAAGCGTTGCAGGATCTGGCTACTTCCATTTCCAATGGCAAGAAACAGCAGACAGCACTTGAAGATGCTACCAAGAATGGAAAAACACAGCAGACAGCCACAGAGAAAGCTACAGGGGATTCTAAAATTCAGCAAGCCGCTACCGAAAAAGCTACGTCAGATAGTAAAACTCAGCAGGCGGCATTACAGAAGGTAGTAGATTCTGCAAAACAGGTGGATTCTGCTATTCAAGCATCAGTTTATGCTGCAAACCAGGCAGCAAGCAACGCAAATCAAGCAACAAGCCTAGCGGCTGATGCTACTTCTAAAGCTACATCAGCTACAGCCAATGCAGTACAAGCAACGAAAGATGCGAATGCTGCTACTACCGCTGCAAACAAAGCAGAAGAGCAAAGAGCCCGGGCTGAGACTTCAAGAGTGCAGGCTGAAGAAGCCAGAAGCCATACGTTTACACAGTGGACAGCTGAAGAAGAAAAATGGTCAGAGAATGAAACGACCAGGATTCAGAACGAAACGAAAAGGCAGGCAGATACAGCAGATGCCATTGCCAAGGCAAAAGAAGCCACAGAGTTACTTGTCAACCAGGTCAACACGATTGCGTTTCGGATTAACCCGGACGACAACGGACTTGACGCTATTATTTTGAGTGCATAGGAGGTATTTAAGTGAGTGATAATTTAAACGGAGAAGTGCTGAATTTCCCCAGAGACACAACAATGCAGTTGCTGGTAAAGGTACACAGAAACCAGATGGCAGGAGAAGCGGATATTCTCTATAAAGAAAAGGTTGCGGCGGCTACTTCCAAGGCGGAGGTGGACGCCCTTTTTGTAGAGTGGTGGAAGTACCAGTACGACCCGGAACTGTACACCAAAGGAGAGATGTTGGAAAGATGGTTCGGAAATGTCCTGGATGATACGAGAACACATGGCGTAACTACACCGAGATATTCCAAGAGTACATCGATGATTGGCGAGCTGACGGATGATTCCGCAGGCCTGACCTGCACACCGTCTACAGAATCTACAGCTGGTTCCGACCCATTCGCACACCTTCCGCAGTTCTGGTGTCTGGAAGTTGCGGCAGAGAAAAATGCCGATGGCTCTCACGAGATTTTTTACGTGGAGCATATTGACGATACGGCAGATGTAAGGTCTGGAGAACATCTTTGTTGGATGGTACAGAAGAACACTTACAAGCGTGAGTGGAAGGACAAGGACTATAAGTATCTGAAAACCAGATGCCACCCGGCACCAGGTTACAAAAGATGGCCGGAGGGAAAAGATAGAACTGGAAAAGTGCATGAGTATATGGCACACCCGAAGTATTATGCCGGAATTGATACAGATGGAGGCATCACATGTGGAACCGGATTGAAACCAGTCAACCGCACTTCCCACCAGACAGGCGTTACCAGATGGAGAGGCAGAGGAGCACAGTATTCCGGAGCTTCCGGATCTCTTATCAAGTTCCTGGATGCCATGATGCGTTTGAAATATGGACGTAAAGGAAATTCTGGAAAGATCGAAGGTTGCACAAATTACAACTACCAGTACACAGTTGCAGTCAGTGAAACAGGCGTAGAGCGAGTGATCCTGACTACCGCACAGGCAGCGAACCTTCTCGTAGGATCTGCCGTAATGCTTGGAGTTCAGAGCGGATCTGACCGAAACACAGCAAGTAACTATTCTATCTTTGATGCGAAGTTGATTACAGCGATTGAGACTGTGAACATTGACGGTACGGATTATTCCGCTGTCTATGTGAATAACGGAGGAAAGACTTTTGACACAACAGCCGGAAGCACATATCTTTCTACAAGCCCGTATTATTCCGGATGGAATGATAATGTTCTTGGCAGAGATGGTAGCAAGATCAGCCCGACTTCCGGAAAAGAACCAGGAATGATCCAGGGTGTAGAATTTATGAACGGATCCTATCTGATTGTCTCCGATGAATTATGGCAGTGGAGCCAGGATGCGAATGAGAATTATTGTTTTGATTGCTACAAATGTTACGATCAGTCAAAAGTAGGCTCTGCAATCAATGAGAACTACGAAAAAGTAAATGTTCCAACATTGGTATTTCCGAAAGATACGGCTGCCTGGACATGGAAGTATATTACTGATAATGCAATCAATGATGATGTTCTCTGGCCGGAGGCAACCAACGCAAGTGGAAGCGGCGTTGGAGTGGGAGCTGGCTTCTATTACGTACCTGCGGCGTCTGGTGTTCGTGCGGCTTGGTGCGTTGGTCTCTTGTACGGCGGTGGCAATGCTGGCGTTCCTTGCCGTTACTCGTACAATGGGGTGTCTCACGCTTACTGGGACGGCTCTCTCGGAGCACCTGGTCTTGAGGGTTAAAAACGGGGTGAATGCGAAGCAGAGGGGCAGTAAGCCCCTTTATTGTCTTATTTGCAAATAAAATAATTTTAGGGTTATACGGTGTCTGGGAGCTGGCTTCAATTACGAACCTGCGGCGTCTGGTGTTCGTGCGGCTTGGTGCGTTGGTAACTTGAACAACGGTGGCAATGCTGGCGTTCCTTGCCGTAACTCGAACAATGGGGTGTCTAACGCTAACTGGAACGGCTCTCTCGGAGCAACTGGTACAATTTTGAAAAGAGTATTTAAAAATCATTGCACCGTATAATCCGCGCTTATGTGCGAAAATAACTTGAAACCAACGAGGTTAGTACCTACTGGGAAAGCCACGGAAGTAACCAGATGAATATTAAGGAGGTTGATGTGTGAAAACATATTGCAAACCAGCAACGGTCAATATTGAGGACTGGAAATTTAATGAACTTGCCGTTGTGGAATGCTTCCGGAATAAGCGGAGCAGAAAAGATTTCCAACGTCTGCTATGCAAGACCGGGAAAATAACAAAGCGTGAGATCGCAGAAGATCAGCTAAATAAGGATTTTAAACGAACCCTGGAAGCTGAATCAGAAGTAGCAAAGATGCTGACGCAACGTATAATCAACCGAGATTTACAATTAAAACCGATCCGCCAGTTTCAAAGAATTGACGGACTGACGCAGAAGCTCCGTGATATCTGCCAGGAATCTCCGGAACAGCAGGTTTTTGAGTATATCGCTGTGTTTGCATTGAAACCGCTATTCAGAGCCAAAATTATGCAGATTCAGTATGGCAGCATCCCGAATAAGGGAGGAGTTGCCGGAAAGAGGAAGATAGAAAGACTTCTCCGGAGGAAATTCCAAGGAAAGGTTGTGGCTGTGAAAGGCGATGTTACAAAAGCCTATCCTTCGGTAACGGTTCCGATTGCCATGGAAATGTTGAGAAGAGATGTAGGCAAGAATAAAGTCCTGTTATGGTTCCTGGGTGCGTTGATGAGCAATTATCCTGGGAACCATCTTTGTATTGGTGGGTATCTTCCAGCGTGGCTGTTCAATTACGTTATGTCTTATGTGCTGAGATTTCTATATGAGCAGGCACAGATCCGCAGAGGCAAGCGTAACCGGCTTGTGTACGCAATCGTGTGTTATGCGGATGATTTCACGATTTACGGAGATGTGTCGAAATTGAAGAAAGCCATGAAGAAAGCTACAACCTGGGCACATGATAAGTTCGGGTTGAAGATAAAAGGCATCTGGCAGTTTTACCAGATCGCTTCATTCGATGAAGAAAAAGAAAACCACAAGGCAAGGAAGAATGGTAGCAAGAAAAGAACGCCCGGAGTAGATATGATGGGCTATGTGGTTCGGAGAAGATACACGATCATTCGTGGGCGTGTGTTCCGGAGAATCCGGCGCCAGGTATTAAGGGCCTGGAGCGATTATAAAGCCAAGGGATTCGTTCCCTGGTGGAGAGCCTGCCGGATTGCAGCGTATAAAGGTTGGCTGAAATACAGTAACAGCCTAAAATTCCGGATAAAGTATTGCTTTGACGAACTGTTCAAGCTGTGTGCGTATAGTGCAAGCAAACATGGAAAGGAAGTAGAAAATGAGAAAAGAGTCTTACTTATCGCAGCCATTAGCGGTTGAGATTTACCCGGTGTTTTCCGGAACGGACATTATTCTGCGTAAGAATATTGAGCTGGTGGAGAAAGAAGAAATCCAGGACGGGAAGAAATCTAAATACAAAGTATGGGAGTGTGAGGAAACCCAGTTCCATTACAAAGGCGCAGTGACCCAGGAGGAAATAGAGAACGATTTTGATTACTGGTTCGAGAAGGGAGATGCAGAGCCGGATCCTTCCAATGTGGAAGAGTTGAGCCTGGAAGATGCCAGAAAAGCAAAGTATAAGGAGATTACAACTGCATGTGAACAGACCATTTATGCCGGTGTGGATGTCAGCACATCTTCCGGCGTGGAGCATTTCAGTCTGACTGAAAAGGACCAGATCAATCTCTTTGGAAAGAAAATGCAGTTGCTGGCCGGAGAGGAAAAACTGGAGTACCACGAGGACGGACAGCCATGCAAGTATTTCTCGGCGGCGGATATGCAGAATATTGTTGACCGGGCAATGTTTTTTGTATCGTACAATACAACGTACTGTAACGCTATGAATATGTGGATTAAGTCCATTACGAAGCCTGGGGACTTCGAGCAGATTCAGTGGGGCGTGAAAATTCCGGAGGAGTTCCAGAACGAAGTGTTGAAAGACTACATGAAGATTCTGGCATCCGGAGGTGTTGCGTAGTGAAAGTGTTTCTGAAATATTTGACGCTCTTCCTGGTAGGAGGGGCGTTTTATTATGCCCTGGAAGTGCTGTTCCGGGGATATTCGTTTTTGGCGATGGCAGGATGCGGCGGACTGTGCTTCATTATCTGCGGTGTGCTGAATGAGAAAGACAGGTGTATGCCCCTGGTTCTCCAGATGGCAATAGCGGCGTGTGGAATTACGGTCATTGAATTTGTTTTCGGGTTAATTCTGAATGTGTGGCTTGGTCTGGGAATGTGGGATTACAGCAATATGCCGGGAAACGTCCTGGGGCAGATTTGCCCTCAATTCATGGTGTTGTGGTTCTTCCTGTCGGCAGCAGGAATTTTTCTGGATGATGTGATTCGGTGGAAGTTCTTTGGAGAGGAGAAACCACATTACCACCTGTTCAAGAAAGGACCGGCGGATAAATGACGAAGCTACAGATTATCGCTAAATTATGGTCTGCGGTGTATGACCTGGTGTTTCTGGTAAAGGGGACGCCAACGAAGACACTGAAGCAGATAGAATCAGATCTTGACGTTATCGAGTATGCGTGCCGGAAGTATGTGGACTGCGATGATGATGAGATAGCAATCGGGAGTGAAGGAGGTGTTGCATATGCGGATACGAGCGCAGCCCGGAAAGCGGATTAGTCCGAAAGTTACGGAGTAACAGCAGAAAGGAGAAACAGAACCAGTGGAGTTATGGATAGCTGCCGGGGTCCCGTCTGCGATTGTGGCATTCTGCTTTTGGATGCTTGAAAGACGTATCCAGGAACGAGCGGAGGCTGAGAAGAGCGAACGGGCACACAGGCAGAAAGAACAGGACATTAAAGAAGAGAATCGTGAGAAATTGCAGTACATGATGCTGAAAGCTCTCGACGGTTCTCTTTGTCTGTCAGAGGCTACAGCGAAAGCGGTACAGAGGATTCCAGATGCGAAATGCAACAGCGATATGCACAAGGCGTTGGATTACGAGCTGGATGCGAAGCATGACCTGGAGAACTTTCTGACAAGGCAGGGAGTGAATCATATCACAGGGGAATAAATGTGTGGGCGTATTTGCCCCGTATTTGCCTTTAAAGCGTTTAGGCAATAATTTCCCCACCCACACGATTAGAAACGCTACAGGAAACTATCAAGAGATTATAGAGCATAGTAGGAGGAATGATTCTATGGAGTTATTGAACTTTTTAAGCCAGGTGCCAGTACCGGTTCTGATTCTGGTGATTGCACTGCTGGTGATCGTAACTGCTGTGGTTGTGTATCAGTATGCGAAAGCAAAAGGACTGGAGGGCATCCGAAAAGATGTATACGCTCTGTTCCTGGTGGCTGAGCATGAGATCAAAGGTACGAAACAGGGACAGCAGAGATTGAAGTGGGTTGTACAGCAAGCAAGAGGATTGCTGCCTAAGTGGTTGCAGACACTCTTGTCAGAAGACGCATTGATGAAGATTATTGACTGGTGGTTCAAAGAAGTCAAAGACCTTTTGGATGACGGAAAGGTGAATGGCTCTCAAGAAAAGGAGGAATAATATGAGTATGAATGGAATTGATGTAAGTGGATGGCAGAAAGGAATCAACTTGAAGGAAGTGCCGGCAGACTTCGTGATTGTGAAAGCAACACAGGGGACGACATATGTTAATCCAGACTGCGACAGAGCATACCAGCAGGCAAAGGAAGCTGGAAGACTGCTCGGTGTATATCATTATTTTTCTGGCGGAGATCCAGTAGCAGAAGCAGAGTTCTTCGTGAAGAACGTCAAAGGTTACATAGGAGAAGCAATTCTTGTTCTTGACTGGGAAGGAGAGCAGAATGCGAAGTTCTCACAGGGTCCAGTGGTAGCGAAACCGTTTCTGGATAAAGTAAAAGAACTGACAGGCGTAAGACCACTGATCTATATGTCAAAGAGCGTCTGCAGAGCGCATGACTGGTCAGCTGTTGCTTCGGAATACGCACTGTGGGTAGCGCAGTATGCTGATAACAACACTACTGGATACGAGTCAAATCCATGGACAGACAACAAAGGATACGGAGCATGGAATAGCCCTGCAATCTTCCAGTATTCCTCACATGGAAGATTGGCCGGATACAGCGGAAACCTCGATGTCAACATCGCATATATGGATGCATCCGCATGGAAGGCATATGCAAAAGGATCCGGAGCAATACCGGAGCCAGCACCAGCACTGAGCACGCCGGCAGGATCAACGCTTGATCTTGTTTATGGAGTCATGACAAAGAAGTATGGTGATGGAGATGCGAGAAAAGCAGCTCTCGGAACACGTTACAATGAAGTACAGGATATGATTAATCACATTGAGAATTCTTCAGCTGCAACATTGGCAGAAGAAACAAAAAATGGAAGATATGGAAACGATCCCGTCAGAAGAACGGTGCTCGGAAAGAAATACAGTGCTGTCCAGGATATTATTAACGGAAAGACATCCGGTTCAGGAAGCAGCCCCGTGTACTACACAGTAAAAAGTGGAGATACGCTGTCTGGAATTGCGGCAAAGTACGGTACCACGTATCAGAAGATTGCAAGTCTTAGCGGAATTAGCAATCCGAACAAGATTTATGCCGGGCAGAGAATCCGGATAAGATAAATCAAGAAACGAAACACACCTCTTTTGGTCGAGGAAATAATATGTCACACACGCCCTGGGTATCTTCGGATGCCTGGGGCATTTTTTATTTGCTGAAAATGAGTGGTTCAGATAAAAGATTTTTTGTCAAGAAAAATAATGAACAAAAATGCAGAGCCACTTTTGACGAAAAGCGTCCCAGTGGATTAAAGAGAAAGTCTGCATACACTCCTTCACTAAAAGCAAAAGAGCCATAAAAAGTAAATTACGGCTTTCTATGGCATATCGGAATATTACAAAAGAGGTTACAAATGTAATCAGTTTTTTCCTTATTATAAAGTGACTAGAAATGCGATGTCAGTAATGACATACACAATGATTGAAAAATGACTTTTGAAACAGGAATTTTTGCAATCATTTGACATGAGTTAAAATCTTCATTGCCCGGAAGAATGTAAAAACATATCTGGACAAATGCGGTGAATGACTGGAAAAATGATATCACAATGACGGTGCTATATAATAAAATAAAAAATATAAATATTATATATAAATATATATGTGTGCTTTGTCATAAATGACGTCCCATTTTCAATCATTCATAGCTTCGCTTCTTATTGCTTCGTAAAGACCGAAGTAGTCAACTTTCCTTGGCTGAAGAGACAGCAAAGACTGGAAAGTAATTGTTTTCTGATTCGGGACCTTCTGGTCTAATGTCTTTGTTGCGATCACGTAAAAATCCCATAATGATAAATCAAGTATGTTCTGTTCCCGGCTCATGGCAGTCCAGACACAGAACACGTACACGTCTGAGTGCCGGCAGTATTGAGAATCGGCTGAGTAGTTGCCGGATGAGTCCAGCGATTTTGCCGGTGCTATTCGGAAAGAGATTCTTGCTGGATGCTCACTCTCCCAGGCTTGTATGTATGCGGAAGATTTAACTTCTACACGTATGCCGTCCGGACTGAGCAAATCGTATGCATCCATAGATACCCGAAAATTTGTTCGGGGGGGGGTAATACCAGATTGATTATTCATTGCCTCCAGGACTATAAACTCTGCAAAAGCTCCACGGTTCACGTTCCGAATTAAGTCAGAGTAAGCCCATGACCAGAAGTCCAGGACAGAGCTGCCAAGCTCTTTATCTTTAAAAGTCAGTTGTTCGCTGCCATCGTACATAAGACCACCTCACACGTTTTTTCTTAAGCATAGCAAAGCAAGTAACGAAAAACAATTACAAATTGTAAAAATATTGTTTGACTGCTCCGCGCTCATGAGTGCTACGATTACGCCACGAAAACAAAATACATTCAAAAAAGGAGAAGATATTATGAGATATAAAAAAGAAAACGACAACAGATACAGAGTAAATTTTATGATCGCAACAGAAAAGCTTATGGATCAGCTTACAGTTAAAGAGTTTATTTCTTACCTGGAAGAAAATGCAGAGTTTGAAGATGAAACCCATGAATATATTGACGGTAGAATAGTTACCTGCAAAGCATATGACTTGAAAGAAGAAAACAGCAATCTTCATAAAGAGTTTCTTGTAACAGAAGATGGCAGAGTATTCTACTGGAGAACTTTGATGGATAAAATTGAGCTTGTCGATGAAGACAAGAAGAAAAGTGAAAGAAGCGAAAAAGCAATTCGATCAAGAGCCAACAGAACAGAGAAAGCTACATACCGCAACAACCGGAATGAGCATAAATTCATAGATGTTGTTCACCATGGAGACGGTCATTACTACATGATCCAGTACATAAAGCATGAGCTTCCAGAAAGAACAGTTGTCAATTATATGGGAA